TTAGGCAAAGCAGCAACTGGATCTCTACGAGCTCTCTTAGATTCTGCAGCGTTTTCCAATATGCAGGGTGGATTTAAGTTACGAGGTCGAGTTTCAGGTGGTGAGGTTCAGGTTAACCCAGGTGAGTTTGTTGATCTTGATGCCACAGTTGACGATGTCAATAAAGCGATTATGCCACTGCCGTTTAAAGAACCCAGTAGTGCATTGTTTAATCTGCTTGGATTTATTGTAGACGCAGGGCAGAGATTTGCCAGCACTGCTGATTTGAATGTTGGGGACGTAAATCCAAATGCACCTGTTGGCTCAACAGTCGCACTTATTGAGCAAGGATCAAAATCCTTCTCAGCGATTCACAAGAGGTTGCACTATGCACAGGGTCAAGAGTTTAAGCTGATCGCTGATCTTAATGCTGAAAACTTACCTGAGCAGTTTACGTTTTCGTTAATAGGCAGTAGTTCTGAAATATTCGCTGCTGACTTTAATGATCGCATTGATATCCTCCCAGTCAGTGACCCCAACATATTTAGTTCTGCCCAGCGGATTGCTCAAGCTCAAGCTATTTTGCAAATGGCTCAGTCGGCCCCTGAAATGCACGATATGTACGCTGCCTACAAACGTATGTATGAAGCTATCCGAATACCAAATATTGATGAGATACTAAGAAAACCAGAAGACGCACCACGGATGGACCCAATTGATGAAAACATGGCAATCATGTATGGCAAGCCAATTCGAGCATTTATTGAGCAGGAGCATGAATCTCACATTGCTGTTCATATGCAGTTTATTCAAGATCCATCATTGGGTGGAAACCCTGGTGCTCAACAGATGCAGCCGATATTAATTGCTCACATAGCGGAGCACGTTGCGTTATTATATAGAACTCGTATGGAGGCTGGTGTTGGGGTTCCATTACCACCAGTTCCAAACTTTGCAGATAAAGACTTTAAGTTTGAGGATATCAGTCCAGAGCTAGATAACTTAATTAGTCAACGTGCTGCTCAAGTGGTTCAGGAAGCTCCACAAATGAAGCAGATCGCTGCTATTACATCTCAAGGCAAACAGGAGCAACCTAATCCGCTACAATATGCCCAGCAACTTGCTCAGTTAGAGACTGAAGCTCTGAAGGCAAGGACGCAAGCACAAATTGCTGGAGATCAAGCTAAGGCTCAGTCTTCTATTCAGATCAAGCAAGCTGAAGCTCAACAAAAAATGCAGATAGATGCAGCAAAAGCTCAGGCAGATATGCAAGCTAAAATTCAGAAGTTAGAGGCTGAATTGCAAATTGAGCGTGAGAAAAATATGGCCAAGATGCAAATGGAACGAGAAAAGAATGCAGCGGAAATTCAGATGGAGGCTATAAAGAATGTTACCGAATAATATGTTAGCATCTATTAGACCTATTAATCCTGCTGCATTTGGTAATATAGTACCGAAAAAACCTCCACAGGGGCAACCTCCACAGCAGGGACAAATGGCACAAGGGCAACCTCCACAAGGTGGAGATCAAATGACAGATTACTTAATGAACAAAGTCGAAGAGATTAAAAAAAGATTAGGACAAGGTGATGTTGGTGCATTGTCAAGTGTTACAGAAGCTATGAGGAGTCAAGGATGAATAATTATGGTGCTTTAAAATCATTACCTGCCCAAGCAACAATTAAGGGTCAACCTCATCAACTAAGTTACATAACTCCTCAAGAGGCAGGTGTTTTAAAAATGTTAGGTGGTTCTGGAGAAAATTTTAATGGAGTTCCTGCTTACGTTAGAACAGATGATTATGTTCCAAGTAACATGAATCCTAATATAGCAGCAGGTTATCAACAAGCTGCTGATTCTGGATATAAAGGTGCAGGATCGAGCGGATATAATAACAACAACGATAATAAAAAACCCAAAGTAGAAACTCCAAAAAGTTATTTTGATTTCAATAAAACAGAAAACGAAAATTATGAAATGGCTCTTGCTTTAGATTTTAAGTGGGCTAAAGATATGGACAATGAATTTCAAAAAGAAACAAATCCTAACTATATTGACCCCGATGCATTTACAGCACCAATGCTCCCAGAAACAGGTGAAGCTGGGGAGGCTTTTGATGCAGGTTCATATTTAGGCAGTGACGATGTTAAATTAGCGAGTTCAACAGACGCTAGCAGTGGCGGTGCTCAATTAGCGAGTTCAACTGAAGTTATACCTAAAACTTTTACTGGCGTAGATGATTCCTCTTTTAACGAAGGTCAAAATGTTGGTTATACACCAGCAGTTGCCCCTGCACCGACTAGCTTTGACAATAACTTTACAGGCACAGAAGAAGAGTTAATGAACCGTGGTGAATACACTGGAGAGATCCAAACACTTGGCGACGGATTGTTCGAAGTATATGTTGACTCTTATAGCGACCCTAAAGAAGACAACTTCGATCTGTTTGGTGGAGACCAAAATTTTACAATATTCGGAATACCAATACCATTCTCAGACACTATTTATGATCTAGTTACTGGTGGCGGTGATAATGATGATAGATATTATGGTGGTGCAGACAGCATCAATACTGATGACGGTGTAGATCTTAATGGTGGTGGTGGGGGAAACGACGATCCTAAATTTAAATACACCGACATTTTTAAGCCTAAGTATAAAAGCTCTGCAATGATTTCTGGCGGTGGAGGTGGAGGAATCTGGGATAGGTTTAGAAACAGTTACTTTACTAAATATGGTTTAGAAGGTGAGTCTGCTGACTATGAAGAAATAGAAGTTACTTTTGACCCAGAGAGCGGTGTTTACTTTTACCCAGACGGCACTCCTATAAACCCTGAAGAATTAGAAGGTTTAAATATTGGGGATATTATACAAAAGGAAGATGGTAAAACAAAAACTGGTAGGCAGAAGTTCAATTCTAAGACTGGTGAGCTGATAGAAACTAAGTTATATGATCAAACTTACAGCACCCCAGAAGGCGAAGAAATAACAGGAAATCAAACATTTGCTGCAGACGGAATTGGTTCCGACGGATCATACACTAGTGACCCAAGAATATACGATCCAGCTACAGGCACTATGGTTTCATCAACTCAATATAATTTAAATTTATCAAGGCAAGCAGAAGCTGACTATTTAGCTTCATTAAATCAAGGAGATTAAAATGGCTGAAGAAACTATAGAACAAATGAACAGGCTGTTGGATGATCCTTCTACCCCCCCTATGGCTAGATCTCCTATGGGTGGATCTATGGCAAGTCCACCAATGCCTAGACCAGAAATAGAAATGATTACGTCTGCCCAACAAGGTCTTATGGAAATGGACCCTGACGGAACTAAGGATATTGTTGATGGATTGGAAGTCACAAAAAACAAAGTTATGGCTGGAGGTAATTTAACAGAAGTTGAATCTACAGGAATTATGTCAATCTTACAAAAACTTGGTGGTGCATTAGGTGGCATGATGGGTGGTTCTGGAGATCGCATGACATATATGGTTGATGGAAACCCAGTTGAAATGACTGAGGGCGAAAGAATGTCAGCTATTAATGCTGGTATGCTTGTTCAGGATGTAGAGTCTGGAATTAGAGGTATGGAGCCAATGACAGGCAGTAGTACAATGACTCCAGATGAACTTATGAGGCAATCTTCTGGATCTTCTATGACTGACGCTGAGAGAGCTATCGGTGAAAATGAAGAGTTCAATCGTAGAGTTCAGGAAGAGCAAGAGCGTATGTTTCGCATGAATAACCCAGAAGGAATGTCAACAATGGCGCCAATGCCCAGACCAACAATGATAGGAGAATAATATGGCTGAAGTAAATGTAGAAAACATGGAAGAGAATGCTGAACTCTTCATGGAGAAAATGGGCTTTGCCCATAACGCTGATGGACTTGAAATGTCAGACGATCAGCTTGTTAACTTTTTATTGCTATGCCACCATATGCAGTATGGCGTTGGTGACGAGTACGAAGAAGAAGAAATGATGGAAGAAGATATGCATCACGATGGATCTGACGTTAAGGTCAAGATTATGAAAGTCGGATCAGGTGACGATGTCCACGCAATGATGAATAAAATTCTGGGAGGCTAATATGCCTTATAGTAAATACTCTCCAAAGCAGAAGAAGTTAGCTGCAGTTGCAGGTGATAAAAAAAAGATCACTGCTGCTGACCTAAAGGCTTTGCGTAAAAAACCTAAGAAGAAAACAAAGTAATGGCTGAAGAAACCATCCAAGGTGGGACTGAGGCTGATTACGCTGAGTATGCGAAGAGTCTTGCTGTTGATATCCCTGAGATTACTTGGAAGGATGTAGGCAATGTTGCCTTAGACTTCACACCTATTATTGGTGACATCAAGGGTGGTTACGAAACTGTCCAGATGATTGGTGACGAACTTGCCAAAGACAATCCTAATTACAAGTTGATTGGTATTCTTGGTGGCATGGGAGCTGCAGCTACTATTATTGGTTTGGTTCCTGGTGCTGGTGACCTTGCTAAGAAAACTATTATGTCAGGAGCAAGAAGTGTTTCTGAAGGAGCTAATAAGGTTGTTAATGCTATGCCAGCCTATGATCCAAGTACGCTAGGATCTATGGGTGGCAATATATTTGCTGGTAAAGCAGGATCAACTGATCTTTTAGGAAATCCAATTGGTAGTATAAGCCAATTGTATACAAATAGAGTTCCTGGTGCTGATCCAAGGTTTGGTCCTACTGGTCGTATATCTACTCGTGTACCAACGCAAGGGACTGAAAAAACAGGAGGAGTCTTCCCAACAGAAGAAGTCTACAGTGGTGAACTTGTAATTGATAAAGCAGCTATGGATCTTGGAGATACAACTTCAAAAAATATGGAAGTGTTATCTTCTAAAAGAAAAAATCCAGAAATTAAAAATCCATATGTTGATAATGAATCATATTTCCCAGGGTTTGCTGGTATACAAGGTTTACCTCCAGAAGATGCTGCTGAATTTGTTAGTGCTATGCAAAAAGAAAACTTAAACTGGGTTATGGATAAACTACCAAAAGATTTTCAAAACCGTGCAAAACTTTGGTATGTTGGGGCAAATCGTTTTTCTGAAGAACTTTCAATTAAATACGGTGTTCCAAGATCTTCTATGTCTGGCGTAGTAGCAGCTCTTTCTCCACAAATGGATTGGTTTAAAAATGCATCTTTAGCAGAACGTGTCGCAGATGCAGTAATTAATAACAGAAATTTTCCTTGGTCATCTGAAATGACTTCTGTTGCTAAAAAATATCCAACATTTACAGATAAAAACAATGCAAAAGTATGGGAAAGCATAAAAGGCAAATCATACTCTGATCTTGAAACTACAAAACAAAAAGCAATGTGGATAAGAGCTTATGATGAATCTCACAACCCAAAAACATATCGAGCACTTACTCCTGAAGGTGACCTTGGTGACATTGTTTTAAATGCAGATGGCAATCCAGCAAAAATTGGTTGGGGCCAATTTGGAGAAATTGAAAAAGCTGTAAAGGCAATTGAAAGTAATGGAGATTTTAAAATTATTTCTGATGCAATGGGATCTCAACACAAAGTTAGAAACTTTTTTAATAACATAGAAGTTCCATTTTCAGATATGGGAGATGTTACTATTGACACTCACGCTATTGCTGCAGGGTTAATGAGGCCATTGTCTGGTGCGGACCAATTAACAACTCAAGGTTTAGGAATGACTGGTGGAGCGTCAAAAGCTACAGGTACGAAAGGAATGTACGGTTTAACAGCAGATGACTATAGATCTGTTGCTGCAGAACGTGGACTTTTGCCAAGAGAAACTCAATCAATTGTTTGGGAAGGTATAAGAGGTCTTTTCAACAATAAAAGTCTAGATAACAAAATTAAAATTAATGCTATATGGACTGCTGTTGACCGTGGAGATTTAACTCAAAAACAAGCTCTTGATTTAATTGAAGAGGCTTCAGGAGGTTTTAGTAGCACTAGTTGGATTAATGAACCTAGACCTAAAAGATCAATAGCTGGAGGAGGAACGACAATGTTTGGTGTTCCTATTGCTGGTGCTGCTACATTAGGAGCACTGCCTTCTGAAAAAGAAACATCAAGAGAAATGGATATGTAGTGGCTGCAAAGAAAAAACCAAAGAGAGATGCCTGTTATAAAAAGGTAAAGGCTCGTTACACTCGAAATGGTGGAACGTGGCCTTCTGCCTATGGATCTGGAGCTTTGGTTAAGTGTCGCAAGGTAGGTGCAAAAAATTGGGGTAAGAAGAGTGCCAAGAAAAAAAAGTAGTGGTAACAGTCTAAAAGATTGGTTTGGTCAAAACAAAGGCAAGGGCTGGGTTGATTGTAAGACTGGCAAGCCTTGTGGACGTAAGTCTAGAACCAAGACCAAGAGAGGCTATCCTGCCTGTAGACCGACAATGTCACAATGCAAATCAAAGACAGCAAAAACAGCAGCAAAAAAGAAAACTTCAGCAAAACGAGTAAATTGGAAAGGTAAGAAATAATGGCTAAAGGTGTAAAGCATTACTTCAAGAACGGAAAAGAACACAAAGGAGCTACTCATAAAGATGCAAAAGGCAAAGTTATGTCTGGTAAAACCCACACATCTTCCAGCAAGTTCCTAGTTCACAAAAAAGACCTGTCAGATAAAGCTAAGAAAGTTGCTAACTCATAATGGCAACTTACAAAGGTAAGAGTGTTAAATTAAACAACCCAAGAAGAATTGCTAAGGGTGAGACATCCTATGGCAAAAAGAAATCTGTTGTTTATGTGACTGATGGTGATAAAGTTAAACGTGTTACCTTTGGTGATCCCAATATGCGTATTAAGAAAAATCAAAAGGGACGTAGAAAGAATTTTAGGGCAAGACACAATTGTGATGAGCCTGGTCCGAAAACAAAGGCACGATATTGGTCGTGTAAGGCGTGGTGATGAAAAATAAATGGATTTGGATTGGGTTGGGAATAGTAATATTTATTGCTCTTATATCTTACGGAGTAAATAAAGCTATGTGTACACCACCTTGTCTTTAAATGGAGAAGCTAACCACACACGAAAAAAGTACAATAACTTGGCGTTGGACTGCACTTATATTTTATTTGGTAATTTGCTTTTACGACTTTCTATTTTGTCCAGTGTGGTGGGGATTAAACAGACCAGACATTTCCCAATTTATGGAAATTATAAATTCAACTAAGGAGCCAATGGTTCAAATGGAATTGATGAAAAAACTAACAGGACAACATGAGCCATTTACACTTTTGGGTGGTGGGTTGTTTCATCTGGCATTTGGAGCAATTCTAACAGGCTCCTCGCTTGCAAATAAAAAGTAGAAAGTGGGGAAATAGAAATGCCTGATCAAAAAAATAATTATACAATGGGCGGTAGATCTAATTCGTTTAGTAGACCAACAGAAATGGGTAGTCTTCAATCGCTTCCAGATTCAAATCTACAATCTTCTTATGCAGCTCTTTTTGATAGAGCACGAGGAAAAATCCAAGCAGGAGGCTCTGAAGGTGCTATAGCTAGTTATCTTTCTCCTATAATCAATCAAGCTCAACAACAACAAAGCCAAGAGCTTACTGCTAAAATACAGCCTTATATTGGTGAAGTTAAACAACTAACAGACAGAACTTTTCCTGATTTATTTAGTGGCAGTGGTCTTGGTAATCTTGGTGGACTTTTTGGTCAACCTTTTGGAGGTGGCATGGGTAATGGATTGAGTGATCCTACGAATGATATACTAAGTAGTCTTCTTAGTTCTTCGGTTGCCGACTCAAGTCCTGCTTCTGGCATAGGATCAAATCCTTCACCATATACTTTAGGTATAAAATAAAAATGGCACGAGCAGCAATTAAAAAAGTGGCACAGGCAGAGATTAGAGCAGCGAAGAGCTTTCTGGAACGTAGGAATATTAAATCTGACGAGATCTCTCCTAAAGAATTTGCAAAAGCTGCAAAAGAACTTGACAAGAGTTTTATTGAAACACTAAGAATATTGGCTCGTGAATTATCTGGTGGTCAAGCATGATGAATAGAAGTAGTTTTGGTCAATTAATGAAAGGAGGAAAAACTATGTATGGTAAAAAGAAGCCTATGGGCATGAAGAAAAAACCAATGACAATGGCAAAGAAAAAGCCAATGGCAAAAAGAAAACCAATGATGAAGAAGAAAGGGTATTAATGTCAGAAGAAAAAAAAGATGTAACTGTTAAGGTTTCTGGCGTTTCGATGTCAGGAGGTGTAAAGAATGACAGTAACAGACCTACTCCAGAAGATAAAAAAGAATCTAAAGGAGAAACGGCTAGAGATAGCTGAAAGCATGGTTCAAGGTCGGATCTCCGACTTTGGAACATATCAAAAGAACGTAGGTATTGCAGAGGGTTTAGAACAAGCTTCTGAGATTATCAACGAAACATTAAACAAATTAAATGAAGAGGATGAATAGACCATGTCTCATCAACATGAATACAAAGACGAGTCTACAGAACAAACAATAGATTCGCACCAACTACCAGTTCCATTAAATTGGAAAGTGCTAGTACATCCCAATCAAGTTAAAATGAAGACAAGAGGTGGTTTGCATTTGCCAACTATCTCAAAAGACAATGAGGAGTATTTAACTGCTCACGGTCGCATTGCTTCTATGGGTGATCTTGCATTTAAAGATAGGGATACTGGGGCTTCGTGGAAGATGAACTCTCCGAAAGTTGGTAATCGAGTTACTTACGGCAAATATGCAGGTCAAAAAGTAACAATTAATGGTGTAAGGTTTCTCTTGCTGAATGACGATGAACTAACGTCAATTCTACCAGAGGATGCCGAAATCACCGCTTACTTAGCGTAAAACTTGGAAGGACGCTACCATGGCAAACGAAGATGTAATCAATGAAATTGAAGATGAGATCAAGAAGGCGAAAGGTGAGCCTGAGGATTTTCAAATTGAAATAACAGATGATCCTGTCGAAGAAGTTAAGGACATTATTGAAGAAGAAAAAGCAGCGAGTGAAAACCAAGAAGAGGATTACGGCCCCAAAGTACAAAAGAGGATTAAGAAACTTGTTGATCAGCGGAGACAAGCTGAAATTCAATCTAAACAAATCCAAGAGCAAAATGCCCAGCTTAGTGCAAGACTTGCTCGACTTGAACAAGGGTCTGTTCAAAACAGCGAGAAAGCTTTTAATCAAAGATATTCTCAAACAAAGGCTGCTTTAACAAAGGCAGTTGAGGAAGGTGACACAGAAGCTCAAGTTAACTTCCAAGAACAAATGGCTGATATGAGAGCTTCAATGCGAATTGCAGAAATGCAAAAGCAGCAAAGGTCGCAACAAGCTGCCTCTCCAACTGTTGGAAGAGCACAGCAAGCTGTTCAAAATCCAGCTCCTCAAAAAGCTATGGGTTGGTGGGAAAACAATCGTTGGTTTAATTCCACAGGTTTTGAGCGAGAAACGGCAGCAGCTCGCTCTATTGATGTTCAACTTGATTTAGAAGGATATGATAAAGATTCTGATGAATATTATGAAGTGTTGAATAATCGTTTACAAAAAGTATTTCCTGAGTTAAACTCCCAACCAAGCCCAAATAAGGCTAGAGTAAAAAGTAGACAACCAGTTGCACCAACTACAGGTGGCTCATCTTCTTATAAAGGCAATAGAGTGCGTATGTCGCAAGATCAACTTAGGATGGCTAGAGAACTTGGAATTACAGATGAAGCAAGTCTTAAAAAATATGAGGCTGAAATCAAACGTCAGCAAAGGAGCTAACCCATGACTGAGAAAAGAAATGTTCGTGCGGAGCAAGCTCGAAATTCCATGCGTGATGAGCAATCACGCCCAGATACTGCATGGAAGCCACCATCATTGTTGGATGCACCCGAACCCCGTCCAGGTTACACTCAACGATGGATAGCTACAAGCATTCAAGGCAGGGATACTCCTGATAATGTTTATAAACGTATGCGTGAGGGATGGGAACCACGCAAAGCCGATACTGTGAAAGAAAAGTTATTTCCAACTATCAATCACGGTCAATGGGCAGGGTCAGTTGGAATTGAAGGAATGTTGCTTTGTGAGATGCCTATCGAAAAACATAGGCAGATGAAGAACTATTATCACAGTAGAAGTGTTGAAGCAAACGAATCAGTTGCAGGGGACTTAGATGCGTTAGGACGAAAAACAGGACAACCTATTTATCAAACTAGGGAATCCTCTTCGAGCCGTGGCAGAGATCTCTCTGTTATGGATGATTAAAACTTTACGCTGAAAAGGAGCGAAAAATGGCTAATGTAGATGCAGCCTTTGGGTTTGTCCCAGTTCGCCATATGAGTGGTAATATCCCTAGAGCGAATAAGTACACTATTGCTTCAGGACTAGCAGAGAACATCTTTACAGGTGATCTTGTTATTCTGATAAGCACTGGTTTGCTTACTCCGCACACTGCGACAGAAACCAATAATATTGGTGTCTTCGCAGGGGTATCATATACCGCTGCAGATGGTTCATATGTTTATAGTCAATACTGGCCAACAGGCACAGTGGCTACAGATATAATTGCATATGTATATGATGATCCATATATTGTGTATAAAGTTCAGTCAGCAGGATCACCTGCTCAGACGAACATTGGTAATTGTGCTGATGTTGTTGCTGGGGCAGGATCAACTGTGACTGGTCAATCGGGTTTTGAAGCAAGCGGAACAATGGCTGCAGGTATTGCTACCTGTAAGATCATTAGCTTGTATGAAGCCCCAGACAACGCATTCGGCACGAACTGTATCATTGAGGTGCTAATTAACGAGCACGTCCTTGGCACGAACGTAGCTGGTATATAGGAGGGTATGAAAAATGGCGATGAATAGAGCACAATTTGCTAAAATGCTTGAGCCAGGACTGAATACTCTTTTCGGTCTTGAATACGATAGCTATCCACCAGAATACGCACAGGTATTCTCTTCAAACAGTTCAAATAAAGCTTATGAAGAAGATGTCTTGTTGCAAGGTTTTGGTTCTGCACCAACAAAAGATGAAGGTGCTAGTGTTTCATATGATACTGGTAGTCAACAATGGACTGCACGTTATCAGCATGAGACAATCGCTTTGGCGTTCTCAATTACTGAGGAAGCTGAAGAGGATGGCCAATATGGTTCGATTGCTTCTCGTTATACAAAGGCACTTGCACGTTCAATGGCTTCCACTAAGGAAATCAAAGCTGCGAATGTTTTAAATGACGCACAGACAGCTGGTGTAACTGGTGGTGACGGTGTTGTACTTTTAAGTGCATCTCACCCAACTACTAATGGGAACCAGTCCAACGTGTTAGCAACTGCTGCTGATTTATCTGAAACTTCACTTGAATCCATTCTTATTCAAATTGCGGATATGAAAGATGATCGTGGACTACGGATTGCAGCACAAGGTACACAGTTGATTATTCCAACTGCCTATACCTTTGTTGCAGAGCGTCTGTTGGAATCACAGCTCCGTACTGGAACTGCTGATAATGATATCAACGCTATTAAGTCAGGTGGTTATCTACCTAAAGGCTACCATATCATGAGAAGACTTTCTGATGCGGATGCTTTCTTTGTTCAGACGGATGTTCCTGACGGACTAAAGATGTTCCAAAGAAGCCCAATGAAAAAGGGCATGGAAGGCGATTTCGAGACTGGTAATGTTCGCTACAAAGTTCGTGAACGGTATAGCTTTGGCGTAACCGATTGGCGTGGTATATTTGGCACAGAAGGTGCTGCATAAATACTACAGGGGGAGGGCATTAGCTCTCCCTCAACTTTTAATCCTGACAGCGAAAGCTGACTTATCCCAGACAGGAGATCACCATGGGTAACACTACATTTACAGGAGCAGTACGCTCCGAAAACGGCTTTCAAGACGTTACAAAGAATGCAACGACTGGAGCTTACACAACAAATTCTACATATAATAACGACGCTACTATTGGTGGAAACTTAACAGTTGC